CAGTCGTGCCACAAGTCGCCGAGTTCATCGGCCGGGAAGTGCTCGCTCGCATAGCCTGAGTTGCGCTCTTCACCTTAGAGAGAGTCCAACCGTCAAGCGATCCTTGACAGTTGCGCTATCGCACCAGGAGACGGCCAAGGTAGTTACGAACAAGTACCGAGCATTTGTCGCCAAAACGTATCAAAAACGACACGTTTTCCGTATGAGTTCGGATACAATCGGGGCGATCCCGGCGGACAGCGACCGGACAGATAAACCGGTTTTGCGACCCCGCCGGGATCGTTCTTGATTCTGGAATATGGAACATGGCACACGCACTCCTGAAATTCGACCTGAGCGATCCCGACGACGCCCGCGAGCATCGGTGCGCTTTGGCGGGGCGCGAGGCGTTGATAGCGCTGGAGTTGATCGACAACCGCTGCCGCTCCGCGCTGAAGCACGGCGAGCCGAGCGAGGAGACGACGACGATTCTGGAAGAAGTCCGCAGCACAATACCTTACGAATTGTTGAATCTGTTGCACTGACGCTCTTGAGCGAAGGGAGCGAACTGCCGAGCAATCTTCGGTAGTTGCGCTATAGCGGCGACATAAGGCTGCAAGCCAACTGGACGCTAGGCATAGGCTGAACGCATGCCAGCACGCATACCAAGCCACAGGCCGCCCAGGCTGAGAACACAGCCAAGGCGTGACGACTCAGCCAGGCCCAACGCAGCTGCTCGAGGCTACTGCTCGAAGGCCCACAAGGCTTGGCGTCAGGCCGTGCTGAACAAGTGCAACTGGCAATGCGTGGACTGCGGGCGCGTGGCCCACGGTCGAAGCATGCACGCCGATCACGTCGTGCCTATCAGCCAGGGTGGCGAACGGTATGACGTGGGCAATGGCGAGGCCAGATGCCTGTCGTGCCACAGTAGGAAGACGCGGCGAGAGACGGCCACACGAATGGTTTGACAAACATGCCACCATCGGTCTCCACAAGCAAAGGAGACCATTCGCATGGCATGCCGCAAGTGTGGTTCGGATTGGAAGACGGCGACCGGAAGAGATTGCCAGCGCTGCCCGCACTGCGACAAGGTGCAGCGTCATCTGGCCAGGAAGGCTGGCCGCTGGGTCGAGGTGACCGAGCAGGCCACCTGCAAGAACTGTGGAAAGCAGTTCACAAATGTCGGGGCTAATGTCGGCAAGGCCAAGTGCTGCTCGCCAGAGTGTGCTGACGCCTGCCAAAAGGCTTGGAGAAAGGCTTACTCAGCCGAGTACAGCAGCGGCCGCCGCAGGGGCACACAGGCCAGTAGACGCCTGCCAAAGCCCACCTGCAAGCGATGCGGCCAATCGTTCAGGCGGAAGTATGGCGGCAACGACGCAAACCTGTATTGCAGCAAGAGGTGCTTCTACGACGCACGCAATGCAGGCGATCACAAATGGGACAGGACGAACCAGCTCAAGGCAACGTGGCACAAGATGGGGCCGTACTCGTCAGCCCCGTCAGTAATGGCGTTGAGGCAGATCGCCAAAGGATGGAGCCAGATATTCAAATGCCAGAACCTGCTGCCAAAGATGATGGCTCTGGCGGCCTCGCAACGCAGGTGCGAGGTGTGCGGCGGCGCGTGCAATGATGGTGCGTCTAGGTTCTGTTCCTATGCGTGCAACAAGGAGTGGCGTGGCGATAGGCAATGCAGGTGTGGGGCGATAGTCCACCAATGCGCTGCGTTTGGACCACCCCCGGCGTGCAAACAGTGCAGGCAAAAAGCACGGCGAGAATGGCGACGAATAAGCAAGGACACACGCAGGCGCGTAAGACAGGGCGGCGGCTACTGGAACCCGCAAGTAAAGGCCATCAAGGTGTTCGAGAGGGATAAGTGGATTTGCTATATGTGCAAGGCAAAGTGCGAAAAGGTTTACGATCCAATGAACCCATTGTCAGCAACGGTTGACCATGTTTATCCAGTTGCTGCTGGTGGCGACCACGACTGGCATAACGTGCGAACGGCGTGTGCTGCATGTAATGCAAAGAAGGGCGATCGTATCCAAGGGCAACGACTGCTTAGGCTGAGGTAGCATCGGCACCCCCACCCGAGGGCGGGTCGCCGAATACCGACCCTCAATGAGCAATACCGTCCGTCTGAGCCAAACGCACTCGTGGCCGAAATTGGAACTTTGGTGAGGTGCCCCAATGGGTAAGGGCCGTAAACCGACGCCTAAACAGATTCTTAGCCTGCGTGGCAGCCGCCTTAGAGGGCCGCACGCGACCGGCATCGACGCGCCGCCTGGCGTCCCGCCCGCCCCGGCCTGGCTGTCGGACATTGCCCGCGCCGAGTGGGAGCGGATCGTGCCGATGCTCGAAGCGTCGAAGGTGATGAGCCCGCGTCACCAGCAGACACTCGCGGCGTATTGCGATTCGTTCGCGGACATGGTGCAGGCCGACATCGAGCTCAAGGCGAACGGCACCACGTTGATGGACGACAAGGGTAGGGTATCGAATCATCCGGCGTGGAATCGGAAGCGTGACGCACGGAATCAAATGCTGAAGTTTGCGGCTGAGTTTGGCCTGACTGCTTCGGCGTTGGCGAGGGTGTCTGCCGTTGACCAAGGCCCGCAAGAAGACGACGAAGACGCCCGCATGTTCGCCTAGCACGCTTGCTGCTCAGGATGCGGTGCGGTTCTTTGAGAAGCACCTGACTCACAGCAAGGGCGAGCTCGGCGGCAAAGCGTTCCTGCTTGAGCCGTGGCAGAAGGACTACATCGGCAAGCTGTTCGGCACGATGAACGGCAACGTGCGGCAGTACCGCACAAGCCTGCTGGCGATCCCCCGCAAGAACGGTAAGAGCACCCTGTGCGCCGGGATCGCCCTGAAGTTGATGTTCGACGGCGAGCCGGGGGCCGAGATCTATTCGTGCGCCGCTGATCGCGACCAGGCCCGGCTCGTCTTCGAGATGGCGAAGGTGTGCGTGGAGAACTCGCCCAATCTGCGGAGCCGCCTGCGGGTGTTTCGCAATTCGATCGTGCGGGAAGACACGCATTCAACGTACAAGGCACTTTCGGCCGAGGCGTTCACGAAGCACGGCCTGAATGCCCACGGGATTATCTTCGACGAGCTCCACGCGCAGCCCGACCGGGAACTGTGGGACGTGATGACCACGAGCACCGGAGCCCGGCGGCAGCCGTTGTGTGTGGCGATCACCACGGCGGGCTTCGACCGCAAGAGCATCTGCTGGGAAATCTGGCGTTACGCCCTGGCCGTGCGAGACGGGGCAATCAAAGACGAGACCTTCCTGCCTGCGATCTATGCCGCCGATCCCGAAGACGATTGGACCAAGGAAGAGACCTGGCGGAAGGCGAACCCGAACCTTGGCGTGAGCGTGAAACTCGACGACCTGCGGGTGCGGTGCAAGCGTGCCCAGGATATGCCGAGCGAAGAGAACACATTCCGGCGGCTGCACCTGAACCAGTGGACCGAGCAGGATACGCGCTGGCTGCGAATGGAGCACTGGGCACAGGGCAACAAACCCTGCCCGGTGAGGCTCGACGGCCGTGAGTGCTTCGCGGGCCTCGATCTCGCCAGCACGTTCGACACCACCTGCTTCTGCCTGCTGTTCCAGTTGGACGACGGCACGTTCTGGGTGGAGCCGCACTTTTGGATTCCCGAGGACAACATGCGGGAGCGGGTGAAGCGGGACCGCGTGCCCTACGACCAGTGGGCGAAGGAGGGGAAACTGCACCTGACGCACGGCAACGTCACCGACTTCGATCAGGTGCGGGCCGACATCATGGCCCTGACCAAGAAATACAACGTCCGGCAGGTGGCGATTGACCGCTGGAACGCGACCCAGTTGGCGACGCAACTGCAAGGCGATGGCGTGAATGTCTTAGGTTTTGGGCAGGGCTACGGCTCGATGAGTTCGCCCGCCAAGCAGCTTGAGGCGCTGGTGGTGGGCGGCAAGTTGCACCACGGCGGGCATCCCGTCTTGGCGTGGCAGGCGTCGAACGTGGCGATTCAGCAGGACCACGCCGGAAACATCAAGCCCAGCAAGGCGAAGAGCAACGAACGGATCGACGGCATCGTGGCGTTGACGATGGCCCTTGGCATCCACGCGACGGCCACGGCCCCGCCACCCGAACAATCCTGGGACATCATCTCGTTATGAGCGAAAACGCCGCCGACTTCAGGATGTTCGACCTGCGTGGCATCGACTGGCCCGAGGTTTCGCCGTCTCGCACGCCTTCGGGCATCCGCGTCAACGCCGACAACTCGATGGCGTGCTCGGCCTACACGGCCTGCATCCGCGTGATCTCGGATGCCGTCTCCGCGTTGCCGCTCCATGTGTACGAGCGGATGGCGAACGGCGGCAAGGCGAAGGCCACGGCCCACCCCGTGTATCGGCTCCTGCACCAGCAGCCGAACCCGTGGCAGACGGCGCAGGAGTTCCGCGATTGGATGACGGGCATGTACCTGCACTACGGGGCCAGCTACGCCGAGATCCGCCCCGGTGCTCGAGGTGCCGTCTCGGAGTTGTGGCCGCTGCACTCGTCTCGGATGGAGTGCGAGCGGCTATCTGACGGCACGCTGCGGTATCGCTACCGTGAGCCGAACGGCCGCGAGACGATCTACAGCCAGGAGCAGATCTTCGCCCTGCGGTTCACCACGGAAGACGGGATCAAGCCGATCCCGACGTACAAACTCTTTTCCAATGTCATCGGCCTAGCCCAGGCGCTGGAGACTCACGCGGCCACCTACTTCGGCAACAACGCCAGGCCGGGCGTGGTCCTTGAGTCGGATAACCCGATTCCGGCGGAAGCGGCCGAGCGACTCCGCGAACAGTGGGAGCGACTCCATCGTGGGCCGGATCGTGCCTACCGCACGGCGGTCCTGCCCAACGGCGTGAAGGCCCACGAGTTGAGCGGCTCAAACGAGGCGGCCCAGTTCCTTGAGAGCCGGGCCTTTGCTGTGGTTGAGTGCTGCCGCATCTTCCATGTGCCGCCCCATTTGATTCAGCAGCTGGACCGCTCGACCTACTCGAACATCGAGGTGCAAGGCACGGAGTTCGTCCAGCATTGCCTGCTGCCGCACCTGAAGAGATGGGAAGCCGCTATTAGTCGCGACCTCATCGTCGAGGATGATCGGTTCTTCGCGGAACACTCAGTGAGCGGCCTTCTGCGTGGCGACCACGCGAGCCGGTCGGCCTACTACGTCAGCGCCTTGCAAAACGGGTGGATGACGATCAACGAAATTCGGGAACTGGAAAACCTGAATCCCATCGGGCCGGATGGCGACCGCCACTTCGTTCAGTTGAACATGACCACGCTCGACAAGGTTGGCCAGGAGCAACCGGCACCGGAGCCGACGCCAGCGCCGCCCGTCGAGGATGAGGAAAGCCCGGCCGACGACGCCGAGG